GTGGTCAGGTGATTTGGGGCGGTGACCACGACTGTGAGGACGACGAGGACTATTTCATCGTCTCAAACCTGCACTGCGTGGACTGTGGTATATTCTACCTTATGTATCACCCAACGCCGCCATCCGATCAGCCAAACGATTCGCTCGATTCGGGGTCTGTTTAGCCCATTTCGAGTCCAACATCTGACGGCTGGCCTCGTGGAAGTCCCTTGAATCGACCGCTGCCTTCATTTTTTTGAAGCCAGACAGGCGAGGTCGGCCTAATTGAAAGCACATGTTCGCGATGATCAATTGTGCGTCTTCCGGTAAGTCATTGAAATCACTGTACAAAAATTCGCAATCTCGTAGAGTTCGTTGCACATCGTCGTGGAATAGTTCATCGACAAGCTCCTGAGAGACCTCAGAGCCTACTTCCAGGCCGTGCAAGTCGTCATCTTCGTGAATAAGGTGCCCAATCCCGACGGTGGGGTAGCCTAAATGGTCTAAATAGATTTCCAGCTTGCATCCTTCGTCGGCTGCTAGCTCTTTTTGCAGTTGTTCTAGGTTCATCCCAATCCCCTTTGTCTTTCAACTAGCTCTCTGGTCCTTGGATCCTTTACCAGTGATCCAAGATCCGTGGTCGGTGGTCCTGGTGGCGTAGGTGCGGGGGCCGCTACACTAGGGAGAATCGGAGCGGCCCCCATTTCCACGGGTGCCGCCGGCGCTGGGGCAACTTCCGTGGTTGTAATCTCTGGTTCAATAGGTGCAGGGTTGATCGGGAAATACTTGCTCGTACGTTGAGGCTCGTCATCTTCCTCGGGCATGGCAGTAAGTTTTCTCGTGTTATAGTCCCGTCTAATTTGATCCAGTTCTGTCCGCACTTTTCTCCGATCAAATGGCTGACCCAAACTGTCATAGAAATTTCCTATGTCGTTTATCAACTCGGGTTTTATGTTTATAGGTTCAAATTTACCATCAACGATTTTATCAAACCCAATAAACCCGATATCTTTTGCTGCCGCTTTCATCTCAGAGCGGGTCATGCCTAGACGCCTCATGTTTTCTACAAGACGATACGCTTTGTTGAACACCTTAAATTTCTGCTCGTTCGCTTGTTTATAGTTTTCAATCATCTTTTCTGGAGACTCTACGGTTCGAGCCATGACTCTTTGTTTAGCGTTGAAGCGGCTTTGTGGCCGTCTAGCGGCTTTGTTGTGCTCAAGAGTTCGATAAGTAAACGCAAGTTTGGGATTAACTTTGACCTCCCCTATGCCAGTAAGCTGTCGAAGAACTTCTTCGCCAATCATGCGAACATTCCCGCGTTTATCTAGACCACCCTCTTCAAAGAAAGCAGCAGCAAATCTACCAGGAAGCAGCAGTTCTGTGTCCGCTTCCAACTCCGTTGCCATGTTGATGGCGAAAGGTATTACACCAGCCGGCCTTTCAGTCGCTGGATCTATGCCTGCCAAAGTGTATGTTTCTAACAGAGGGGTTGGCTGGAAGGCTTCAAAAATATGTATGAGTGATTTTTTAAGTGCTGCTTCATCCTCTCCTGGCCCCCATCCTCCGTGAATAACCGCGTCAGATTGTGTTCTACCACCACGAAGAGTTACATCTAATATTCTTTCCGTGATGATTGATTCTTCCGCAAACGGACCAGCCATCTCTGAAATAACATTTGAAATTAAGTTGAAGGCTGTCGTTTGTGGATTAAGATCCAACTCTCTTCCATCATCAATGGCATTCAAGATTCCACGCACTGGACGGAATAGGTAATCGTAGGGGTTGAAGAAACTGAAATCAACATAGCCTGTAATTGTAGGCCGTTCCTTGCCATCATCTCCTTTTTTCATTTCAACTGAAGTAGGAATAAGAGTGGAATTCTTACTCCAAGGTGCAACTATCTCACGCAAAGCATCGATGGCATCGGATCCCAATCCTGTTGCTAGCAAGGCTGTCTTTTGAACCGCCGGACCCATGACTGCACTCGTCATGGCAAAACTAGCAACACGGCGCCGGCCAATATCTCTTACTTTCTTACCGGATTTTATCTGTTCTCTTAAAACCTGGATGGTATTTTGATTAGCCGCTCGTCTAGCCGCTACACCTTCTGGTGAAAGCCTGGCGCCTGTCGCAGAGTCTATCGTGATATCATCCGCGTTTAGTTCACGCAGCTTACGCTGTGCATCTTCAATTATTCCACGGCCACGTTGAACCTCGTCTATGCCCCGACTAACCGTGTTGACGGAGGTGCGTATAATTTCTGCTGGAAATGCAACAAAGTTTCCAATCGGGAGACGACGAATCGACTGAACAAACTCGGGGACTCTGTCGTAGTTAGGAACCGTATTCTTTACTATGTCGGCAGCATATTCATTCAGGCTCTTGTACACAGGTTCGCCAGCAGAATTAGTAATTGATCTTACATAAGTCTCTGCTGCATCTATGTCTCCGCCAAAAGCGTTGATCATTTTGCTGCGTTCAAAGTCAAAGTTGTAAATTTTCCAAATGTCATCGCCGCCCTGATACAAATCTCTTAGCCTTGTATCTACCTTGGCGAAGAATTGTCCGCCTCGGCTGCGAGATCTTTTTTGTGCAATGTCAATACCAAGAGCGTCGATCTCAGAAGTGGACGCCCTAGTAAGACCGTCCTCAATCACTCGTTCTAGCTCACGAAGTTGTGCTTGTGTGCCAACCACGCCCAACTCTTGTAGCTCTCTGAAAAATTTTGTTCTCTCTTCCGGCCCGGACTTTTTAATATTTTCTAGAACCAGAGCAACGGACTCGTAAACATTTGCACCACGCCCCACGTTGCCTTGTGCAAGTGCGAACAACGCGGCGGAAGTCACGTTTCGAATCTGTGTGATGGGACTGTAGACGGTTTTTACTTTTTGTGTAAAACCTTTGCCCAATAAAAAAGTAGCAAGAAGCTGATTTGCTACAGGCGCATATTGTTGCGCGTTGCGTGTAAGATCTCTTTTGACAGGCGTTCTTGCATAAACCCTAAGATCTGGGTTGTCACCTCGGGATCTCAACGGACCAAAAGCAACGTCGGTAAGTTCTTCATACTCAGCTTTAGCGGCTCGGTTCAAACGGTCGTAAAGAGTGCCGTCGATTATCTCTTTGCCACCCACACGTGTCCGAGTGCCATCAGCGTTTTCGACAAGCCGCCCCCTGTTACTCAGCATGAACCCGTAGAAGTCATCAACAGCAATTGTTTCTGCCAGATCTCCTACTGTTCTTACAAACGCGGTTGCAGGGTCATCTGTAAGTTCGCCAAGAAGTATTCGCAGAACCTCTTGATCAAGGGTTCGTTTACGAAAGATATCTCTATTCATACGATCTTGAGCTACTCGACTTAGATCAGACAACGGTGTTTTTGGACCGGCTCTTTTTCTGTATCTGTTTATGAAACTGTTGATGGTGTCATTGATCACAGTTTCTGTAACAGGAGCATTCTCTGCCAACTGACCTAATTCATCTCGCGCAGTTATTGCATACTCGTTGTAAAGCGCACGGGCTGTCGCAGGGTTTTCCCGTAAAAACTCTGCGGCTCTTGCTCTGTTTCTGACAAACTCTTTTGAGCTTAAATATGCGTCAGGATCATCAAATATCTTGTAAGATCTCCGCATATATCTGCCAAGACCATCTCGTATTTGATCTATGATTGCGGCTTCAATACCGGCAACCTCACCTCTGCTAATCTGTTGTGCATACTCTGTATCTAATATTTGTCTAGATAGGTCATCTATTTGTTGGCGCATATCCAAAGCCGTTTGACGAGCGAACTCAGGCACCGCTTCGAGGAGGTCATCGGGGTTGTTTACATCAAATGAACCGCGTCCCTCGGATGCTTTTCTGATGGCAGCGCGACGGACAACAGCACTGCTTTGAAACTCCGGGTTTTTTGTGATGAAGCCGTATATGGCATTCATTGTTTCTAGTCGAGAAATCTCTGTTTGATCATCTAGCTTAACTTTATCCGAGCGTTTGAATACTTTTTTCATGGCCCTTTCTAAATCTCTGACCACGCGCGCTGCTGC